TTACTAACGTAAACAATACTGGAGGACTAGCTCAGTCAGTGGTATACTTTCCTACTGGAGCATTGTCATTTGAGATACAAGCAGATGAATACTACAAGTTTCAAGATGAGGGTGTCAATCCAGTAGGACAGAATAAATTCCAAACACCTTACAGCTTTAAGTATCCTAATGTTTCAAAGAATCATGCTAAGGCAATACAGCAATGGAAGGGATATGATCTGAGTCATGCCTATGCATCAGCATCAGCTACCAAGAATAAGTATGGTATCAAGCCTCGCAATATCACATCCAATGTCATGAGCAATGAGGTCCTTGATAGGATAGCTAATGATCTAGCTGCTGTCACCGGATTGATGTTTGAAATATCATTCACAAAAAATACAAGAACATGGCAATAACAATACTAGGGGAGCCAATGCCGTTTTGGCCTATCTGCAACAATGTGGAATGGTTTTTTGAATCAGACAATACTGGACAAGCTAACTTCTCATTCATTGTTGAGGTGTATATCAATGGGGCTCTTAATTCTACTCATCAAGTATTCCCTGAGAATGGTGATGCTGGAAAGTTTAATATCTCAGCACTTGGTAGGGCGGTCTTGAATAATAACTATCCTGATCAAGCTACATTCGGACAAGAGTTATTAACAGAGTATGTTTGGTCATTATTAATATATGAGAGATATGGAACACCAGCTGAGGTTATCATTGCATCCTCAGAGGCAACAAGTGGATTCATTTTTCTAAACGGATCATTCAGATATGCCAATACTGTTACTGGAGAATGGGACTATCAAGACTATGACATTGATACTGGTGGTAAAGGTGACTTATTCTTGACTGACTTTCCAAGAAATAGAAAGGATTTAGTATCTTATTACGAGGCAAAGTATCTATCAATCATCAATAGTGGTGGTGACAACTGTACTGGATATGTGAGTCTATACAATATAAGTGGTGTACTTATTACATCAGCTACATGGATAGGAGCATTAGGAACTGGTCTAATAATACCTTTGCTTAGTGTAGGCCCATCTGTTCTAGTAGGTGGCACATCATTGGTACAAGCTGACTTTGATAACTGCTACTACTACACTATCCAAATCAAGCAGACTGCTAATGCCTCAAAGGACTCAGAGATTTACAGAATATACTATGATCAGTCATGCAGTGCCTATTCAAGACGTAGATTGATTTGGCTCAATAAATATGGGGCATGGGATAGTTTTACATTCACTTTGTTATCTGAGGATAGCTCTGATGTGACATCAAATAGATACAGCAAAAGAACTGGGAGATGGGTAGGTAGCAGCTATGAATATGACTTGAGTGATGGTCAACAAATGACTGTGAGTAAAAGTGTGCAAGACAAGCTCATTTTGAATTCAGACTGGATTCATGAGGAGGTACAGCAATGGCTAGTCAGGGATCTGTATGAATCTCCAAGAGTATATCTACAGAATGATTTTGGCCTTGATATATTTGAGCCAGTGAACGTCACCAATGCTAACTATCTACTCAAGCAGAGACGCAAAGCTGGACTTATTCAGGAGCAAGTACAGATAGATAGAACATACACCTACATTTCACAATTAGGATAGATGGAGCTATACATCAATGATATACGAGTAGACCTTGATGAGAGGCTGCCATTCCCATTGACATACAACATCAGTGATGTCAGAGATTTGTCTAGTAGGAAAGGGAATAATTCTAAGACTATCACTTTGCCTGGTACCAAGATAAACACATATCTGATGTATCAAGTATTCAGCTTGACAGCAGCAGAGCCAGTGCTGGATACTCAAAGTGCTTTCCTTAACTTTGATCCATCTGTGAAGGCCACAGCTAGATACTATGATCAAGGACTATTGCAGTTTAATGGCATATGCCAGCTGACTGAGTGCAGTTGGATGGATGGTATGTGGAGATTCTCTATCATCATGATCTCAGAAACTATTGATTACATTGGACTGCTATCTAAGATCAGAATCAATGAGCTGTCATGGTCCGAATATACACATACACTGATAAAGGCCAATCAAGAGAATTCATGGGCTGGAACTATCCAGGTGAATGGTGTACCAACAAGCAACAAGACCGGAGCCAACTGGGATGGACTAGGGTACTACTATGGCCTGATTGACTATGGATATGATAGGCCAGCAGTGGATGCCTTTGGTGTGGAGCATATTCCCCCACAAGTATTTTGCTATGACATCCTGAAAAGGGCATTTGATTACTGCGGCATCAGCTGGTCCTCAGCTTTCCTTGAGAGTCAAACATTCAAGAGAATGCTCATGGCCTTTGAAGGTGGCTCATTACCAACAATCACAGCAGCTGATTCACTTGCCTTGTCAGCCTATACTACAGAGGACAATGGTACCAGTGGTCATATTATCAATGCTGACATTCCATTATCAAGTGGATGGAGTCTAGTATTCGGTGGCAATAGAAGAGCTGACTTACAGAATACAGTGACTACAGATGCGTATAATGCTACAGTGACATCTGATCCAGCTGGCCAGATTGAGAATGCTGCTACATTCATGCGCTTTGTATCAGCTACTGAGGGCATCATGAGAATCAACTATGTGGGTGATCATGACTTGAATCTTGACTTTACAATCACTGGAGCCAATCTTGTGGATACATGGATCAGGTTTAAGCTGGTGCTGAAGATATACAAGAATGGATTTGTAGTATCTCAAGATGCTGTTTATCAAGGATTCTTTGACAATGGTACTGGTGACTATTCAGCTACTATCAGCTTTGATTATAGCAGAGATGTATTTGTGACCTTCAATGATGAGCTCAAATTTGTTCTAGTGTGGAATGTTTATGATTCATCTGTTGAGGCTGATGATATACCTACTGCCTTCTCATTGAATACCAACATTACAAGCAATACAGCAGATCTCAATATCGTATTATCTGAGCAATCACTTGAGCCAGGAGGAACTATCTTGATTGATAACTTTCTGCCTACAATGGATTGTGCCACATTCTTTAAGGGAATTACTACGGCATTCAATCTATATGTCAAGCCTAATGTGAATGATAACACCATCCTTGAGATTGAGCCAATGGATGACTTCTACAACTCATCAGCTGATGCCTTGAATTGGACTCATCTAGTTGACTATAGCAGAGATTACAAGGTGACACCTACAATTAACTTTGCGAGCAACACATATAATTTTGTATTTGAGCAAGATGATGACTATTACAACTTCTATTATGCACAAGATGTCAGAAAGCAGTACGGTGCATTCAGCTTAGATTCACAGAATCAATTTGCTAAGAATACAACTGAATTCAAGCTGCCATTCTCACAGAAGCTGCTGGTGAATATTCCAGTAGATGAGAGTACCTTCACCAACATCATTGTGCCAAGGTCATTCCAAGTCAAGACTGAGCAAGATGGCACATCAGCTATAGCAATCAAGAAGGGCAAGCCATTCCTTGTGCAGCTGGGACCAATGACTTCAGCTACATGGGAATACATTGATGAGGATGGGATTGCCACTACTGAGGGATCATATCCATATGTGGGCCATCTCAATAGCTTGACATCACCTACCTTTGACTTCAATTTTGGGGTGCCTGAATATGTCTTCTATCAAGATGCGGCCTACACTACCAATAACTTATTCCATTATCATGAGAGATACATCAAGGAGGTGATATCTAGGTTTGGTAAGTTATTAACATGCTATATCAAGATAGATAACAGCATGATCAACATGCTTAATTTTAAGGAACTGATCAACATTGATGGTGTAATCTATAGACTTCAGAAGGTGTCAGACTTTGATAGTGGAAAGGATAACACTACGTTAGTGGAACTGATTCGCATAATAGAAGGGGAGAGTATCCAAACTTTTGACATAGAGATACCTTATCTCCCTGACAAAGGTAACTTCAGAGAGACAGAAGGTAAGTTTACAACTGGAGCTCAGACAAGAATAACGGAAGATAATTTAACTAGAACAATAGAATAGATATGGCAGTTTGGGAGGAAATACTGGTGGCAAGCCAGGGAACACTGATAGTGAATGACACTACAGAAAAAACAATAGTTTATGATGCAATCTTTGTCCTTGAGGATACTGTATTTGCAAGCATCAAGGTAGGTGGTGTTGACATCAAAGCTCAGTTAATAACTACACCAGGCACAGCGGTAAAAGCTGGAGCAATGATCAGATGTACTGGAGCTCGCAAATTTTCAGCTATTGACTTGACTAGCGGATCTGTAGCTTTAATCTTGTAAGATGTACGGATACGGATTCACAATGATGTTCAATAGTGCAACTGCTGCCATTAAGGCTGTGGCTGATGCGCTATTCAACAGACTATCTGAGGATGGTATCAATAGAATGACAGAAGATAATCAACAAAGAATAACAGAATAAGACATGGGAGTAAAGATATCAGGCTTAACGGCCAAAGGGGCAACACTAGCAACAACAGATTTAATTGAGATTGCTCAGTCAGCTGGAGGTGGTTTATATACATCACGCAGTGTAACTGGTGCGAACATCAAAGCATTAGCTCAGACTGGTCTGCCTACTGAGATCCAGGTGGCTGCATCAGATGAAACTACAGCACTGACAACTGGCACTGCAAAGGTTACTTTCAGAATGCCTTATGCAATGACAGTGACTGCTGTGAGAGCTTCACTTTCTACAGCTCAAGCATCAGGCAGTATCTTCACTGTTGACATCAATGATGGTGGTACAACTATCCTATCAACAAAGCTGACAATTGACAACACTGAAAAGACATCTACAACAGCTGCAACTGCTCCAGTAATATCTGACACTGCACTAGCAGATGATGCTGAGATAACTATTGACATTGATCAGATAGGCAATGGAACTGCAAAAGGTTTGAAAGTTACTATCATAGGAACAAGAGCATGATAATCAATCCATATTTAGTGCAGCCAAGTGGGCCTTCATACGGTACACTAACTACTGCGTGGATAGCTGCTACGGGAGAAACTGATACTACTATCTTAGGTGCGTTAAACACACTTGAGACAGACTTAACTACCTATGGACTGACTTCTAAGATGAATGCTTTATATCCATTTGTAGGTGGCACTGCGGGTAAGCATTCATATAACTTTATGAATACTACTCTTTACCAAATAACTTGGTATGGAGGTTATACTCATAGTTCTACTGGTATATTACCAAATGGTACGAATGCTTATGGAGATACAAATTTAACTCCATCAAGTGTTATGAATTTAAATTCTTCACATATATCCTTTTATTCAAGAACTAATAATGATGGTGTAAAAGTAGATTTAGGATGTACAGATGCAACTACATCTGATATGATTGATATAAGAGAATCAAACCTTACTTATATGAGAATAAATGGAGGTAATATGAGTTATGCTAATTCTGATTCTTTTGGTTTTTATCTTGTAAATAGAACAAGTTCTACTAATGTTAATTCTTGGAAAAATGGAGTTAAAAAAATAAATTCAAGTATTGCAGCACAAGGATTATCAACTGTAAAAAGAAGTATTTCAGCTTATAATAATGGCTCATCAAGATTATATTTTTCAAATAGAGAAGGTGCTTTTGTTACTATGGGAGATGGATTAACAGATGCTGAAGCAGCAAACTTATACATTGCAGTACAAGCATTTCAAACTGCATTATCAAGACAAGTATAATGAAACTAACAGACATAACACAAGCAGAATATCCTAATTATGTAGGACTACTTACAGAAGTACAGAAAAATGAATTAGTAGGTCAGCAATACACTGAAGATAGCTACTTCAATCCTATTCAAGATGCGGATGATAATTGGATTATCTCAACTGAAGAGATGAACTTCTGCACAAACGTAGATTTTCTATGGGTTAAGGACTTGGATTTAATTCCTTACAATCCTAAACCTACACCTCCATTCCCTCCAGGGGAATAAAATAAAATATTAACTTTATGAAGGCTGGGCAACTAGCCTTTTTTTGAATATAGACATGGCAAATAAGGAAGCAGTATTTTCACTAAGGGTTGACACTGGCAACAGTGTACAAGATGTACAATCATTTGACAAGGCAGTCAACAATCTGAATAAGGATCTGCAAGCAACACAGAAAACTGCTGCATCAGATGCTGGTACAGATGCCTTTGCTGAGAAACTAGCGGAGCTAAATGCAAGGGTTGAAGCTGGAGGATTGAGCTTGAGAGAGATGACTCAAGTCATGAAGCAGTATCAGACTATTGCAGCTCAAGCTGGTGTTGAGTCACCAGTGGGTGATCAGGCCATTCGTAATGCTGCGGCATTGAAAGATGAGATAGGTGATCTGAAGGCTGCAACAACAGCACTATCATCAGACTTTGTGGGCCTTGATACATCATTAGCTGGAATAGAAACTGGAGCAGCTGTATTTGGAGGCTTTCAGTCAGCTATGGCATTGACTGGTGTAGAGTCTGAGCAATTGGTGCAGACAATGGTGAAGCTGCAAGCTGTGCAAGGTGTAGTGAATGCCGTTTCAACTGTTGCCAACAATTTGAATAAGGATGCTATTCTAGGAATACAGCTCAGGAATGGTCTTGAGAAATTAAGCACATTCATTAAGGGAGGTACTACAACAGCAATTGTTGCACAAACTACAGCATCAGGAGGATTGGCAACAGCTCAAGGTGCTGTGACTACTACAACTGTGGCAGCATCAGCAGCTATGAAAGCATTTAGAATTGCATTGATTGCCACTGGCATTGGTGCTATTGTTGTATTGTTAGGTTTGGCAGCTGAAGCAATGGGATTCTTTGGTGATGAATCAGAGGATGCTGCTAAGCAACAAGAAAAATTGAAAGCACAATTAGATGGAACAAAAAAGAGTTTGCAAGAGCAACAAGAAGCTACAAATCAATTAATACAATCAACAGAAAAGGACACTGCTAGACTTGTTGCACAAGCGAAATTAAGAGGAGATAGTGAGAAAGAAGTAAGCAGAATAAAAAGTGAACAAAGTGTTTTGCAAAGAAGATTCTTAGCTAATGATGTTGAATCAGCAAAGAATGCATATTATAAAACATTAAATGATAGGAAAGCTACTCTTGATCAATTGATAGAATTAGAAGATCTCTATTTCGGCTCAAAAAAGAAATTAAGAGATTTTGATTCTGCCAATGAAATAAAGGTACTTGAAAATGCACTTAAGGTAGCAGAGAATGCTGATAAAGTACGAAAGGATCAAGCTGATAAAGCAAAAGAGGCTGCAAAGAAAGCAGCGGATCAGAGAAAGACAGATCTAGCCAAGATTCAAGAAGTGGAACAAGCCTATGTATTAGCTGGTGAATCACTGAAAAATCAAGAGATTATTGCAGAGACTAAAAAATATAATGAACTGATCAAGCTCGCTGAGAAAAACGGATATGATACAACTACTTTAAGACTAGCTTTAAGAGATTCATTGAATAACATTGATAATAAATACGATGATATCCAGAGAGAAAATGAAGAGCGCAGAGCTAAGGAACAAAAAGAAAAGGATCAAGCTGAATTCAACAGAAAAGAAGCTCTTAGAAGAGAAGAGATTGCAATGGAGGAGGCTTTCTTTGATGAATATAATGCAGCTTTATTGACTGCTCAACAGACAGAAGAGCAAGCAGTGACAGACAAATACTTCAAACTGATTACTGGAGCTGAACAATATGGCCTTGATATTATTAAATTAGAAGAGCAGCAGCAAAAAGAGATTACCAAGATTCAAAATAAATATCAAGCTGAGAGACTTCAAAAACAGCTGGACAATGCTCAGTTTATCTTTGACCAATTCAGTGCCTTAAATGATGCCTTCAGCTCACTAGAAGATGCAAGGATGCAGAACATGCAAACAAGAGCCAATGATGAGCTGTCTGCATTGGATGCCAAGCATAAGAAAGAGCTAGAAGGTCAGAACTTGACAGCTGATCAAAAGAAAGCAATTGATGACAACTATGCAGCTGCAAAGTATCAGATTGAGCTCAAGAATTTCAATGCACTTGAGGCTATTAAAAAGAAACAATTTGAACGTGACAAGATTCTGAGAATAGGTCAAGCAGCTATAGATACTGCATCAGCTATTGTGAAAGGGATTGCTCAGTTTGGTCCTCCTCCATCACCAGCTGGTATTGCTGCCATAGCTTCAGCTGCCTTGATTGGTGCTACACAAATAGCTGCCATTGCTGCAACAAAATATCAATCAGGAACTGCGCCAACATTTGACACTAGCGGAGGTGTATCTGCTGGAGCTTCAGCCAATGAATTAGGTGGTGCCAATGCTAACATAAACACACAGCAGACTGATCTTACTGGATTGGCTGCACAGCAATCAGCTGGAATCAATCAAGTATATGTTTTAGAGTCTGACATCACTGGCACACAAAATAATGTGGCTATTCAGAACAAGCTCAGTGTGTGGTAAGAAATTTAACTTGTGTGTTCCCTCTCATCCACTGATCTGAGCATGAGAATGAGCCATAGAGGTCCAGCAATTGTTGGGCCTTTTTTGTGTCACTGCCTAGCTTGAGATTTTGTCCAGGTGAATGTGGTACCTGGTAGTAATTAAGATAGAGTGATTTCACAAAGTGATTGTGGCCATCCCAAGATATTGAGTCAAACAATTCAATGAGCTTCTGACTATCCATCATCACTGGCTGATGACATTCAAAGTTTATTGTGGTGCATCCCATTGCTTTGAGTACATCCATAGTATTTTGACAAGCCTCTTGATATGTGGGTGCATGCAGATCATTGATCATCAGATTGCCATTTGATATCACTGTATCCTCATTGAATTTGGGCCCAAGAAAAAAATCATCATTCATGTATAGGAACTTGCCGCCAATGTGCCTAGCAAATGTCAACAGCTTGTGAGTGACATCACATCCTCTGACAGATGACCTTGCATCAGGGATGAGATTATTGTATCCTCTGACATGATCACCAATGATGTAGACTTCTGCATTAGGATATCTCTTTAAGGCCCAGTTTATGGAGTGCTGTATTGTGCTGCCTTCCTTGCCTTGTTTATGTGGGTAGACTAGAATCATGGAACAAAAATACATATTATCTAATATGATGAAGGAATTGCCTATTTATGAAATCTCAATTGACTTGAATGAAGCAGAGACATCTGTGGAATTTAATTCACTAGTGAGAGATCCAGCGCATGAGATAAGTTTTCAAACATTCTCACAAGCTAAGAAATTTCAATTCAATGATGAGGAGCAAGTGATCACCGGTGTCGCTATCTCTGCTGATACACCTATCTATAGATTTGATGAGGATAGCAATGAGGAGTATTATGTGGTATTCACAAAGGCTGCCATCAAGGACATCATCCATGACTATGCTAGGAGAGGCAACTTCAACAATGTAAATATTGAGCACAATTCATCTAATGTTGTTGATGGGATCTACATGATCCATAGCTATCAGATAGATAATGACAAAGGATTCACAGCTCCTGAAAGATTCCATGATGCAAATGATGGATCTTGGATTGTCAGCTACAAGGTAACTGATAAGGATGTATGGGAGAAAGCTAAGGAAGGCAAGTTTACTGGCTTTAGTGTTGAGGGATATTTTCAGATCACAGCAACAGATCGCACCATTGAATCAGAGATGATGGCACAGATATTCAAGGCATTGAATGATCTAAATGGAACAATTAAACATAGTATAATTAAATAACAAACAAATGAACGAGAACTTCAAAAAAGTAATGGATGCAATTGCTGACATGAAAGCAATGTTTTCAACATCTGCTGAAGCTACTGAAACAACAGAAGCTCAAGCATTTGGTGAGGCAGTTTTGCTAGATGGTACAGCTGTATCATATGAGGGTGAACTAGCAGTGGGAACTACTGTATTTATTGTTGCTGATGGTGAGCAGATTCCAGCTCCTGAAGGTACACATGAATTAGGCGGTGAGTTTACTGGAATCAAGATCATAACAGATGCCAATGGTGTAGTGTTAGAAGTTATTGATGAGAGAGCAACAGAACAAGCAGCAAGCTCTGATGAGTTTGAAGCTATTGACATTGAAGAGATGCCAGCAGCACTAGAGAGAGCTACAGAGGCAATCGCAGCAACACTGAACATTGAAATGGGCCAAGCCTATGACATTGCAACAGCAGTCATTGCAGCTATCAATGCAGAAGAAATGAAACAAGAATCAATGAGTGCTGAGCAAGTAGAATCAATTGTGAATGCAAAGATGTCATCATTCTCTACAGCTGTAGAAGCTATAGGTGAAATGATGCAGACTATTGCTTCAGATAATGAAACTCTTCGCACTGAGATGGCAGCAATGAAAAATGATTTTGAATCATTCAAAGCAATGCCTTCAAACAGCACAACTGAAAGCGAGAAATTCGCAAGAACAAATAGCACATTGACATCACGTCAATTATTCCTTAAATCACAAATTAAATAACAAAGAAAATGAGCTTAAAAAAGTTTATCAAGCAAAAATTCGACTATGATGTGTCAGGTTTGGCAGCATATGTAGACGAGCAAAGAGAAGATCTAATCACTAGATCAGTAACTGAAGCAAAAACTTTACGTTACATCACAATTCAAGAAGGTATCAAAGGATCTGAAGAGATCAAATTGTTGGATGACACTTTGACTTACCAAGCTGGAGATTGCGAAATGACACCAGCTGGAGATACAGTATTCACTGATCGTGCAATTGCTGTTGAGACTCTTGGATACATGAAGAGATTCTGTCAAAAAGATTTGGCTGGATTTTGGACTCAATTGGCATTGCGCCCAGGTGCATCTGCTGAGGACAAAGAACTTCCTTTTGAAGCACAAATCACTAACTACCTTTTGAGCTTACATGCACTTGAGTTAGACAAATTGATTTGGAAAGGTAACAAAGCAACCGGTACTGGTAACCTTCAGTGGATGAATGGATATCGTCAATTCTTGACTACTGCTAACGGATGTGTGAATTTGAACACTTCTGCAACTGCAAGCATTGATGCATCTAACGCTTATGATGTATTCTATGAGTGTTTTACAAATTCTCCTGAAGCTGTAGCTGAAGCTAGTGATTTTGTATGTTTTGCTGGCCGTGAGAACTTCAACTACTTGATGAAGAACTTGGTTGATCTTAATTTCTTCCACTATTCTCCAGCACAAATTGCTACAATGGAAGAGATCATAGTACCAGGTACAGATATGCGAGTGGTTAAGGTACCAGGATTGAATGGTCTTGACAATATCTACACTGGGAAAGCATCTCACTTTGTATTCGGAACTGACTTATCTTCTGACTTTGATAACTATGATCTCTGGTTTTCGCAGGATGATGATGTCATATATATCAGATCTAAATTCAGAGCTGGTGTACAAGTACCATTCTTGGATCAGATCGGAGTTTGGAACGGAACTGGATCACCTAACTAATTAACAAATATGGGGAGGCTTAGGTCTCCCCTAACTT